TATTGGTTTACTACTGCCATTAATCTAAAAAGAAACTTCTAGCTTCTATCTCCTGTTTTAATTCTTCTTGAAATGTAGTGTTTAATTTTTCTAACACCGCATCTAAATCTCTAACTAAAGATTGTGCTACATCTTCCTCGTACTCTGAACTTGCTCTAGTTAATGATTGTACTATTTTAGCCATTATGTGTAAAAATTTTTCATTCTTTCCGCTATTGCGTTAAGGTTAGCTACATAGTCTTCACCACTAGCTTGTGCATAAGGTTCTTTAACTGTAAACCTTTGTATAAAATCAGGGTTATTTACTAATGTTTTAATACCTTTGTCTTGAACAGGTACTACAGAAGAATTTTGATTGGTTAAAGTATATAACTGGTTTACATCATCTCCCCTTTCTGTTTTAGGTGGTCCCTTCTTAGGTCCTGCAATGTTTAACATATTATATCCTGGTATATTTAAATTACCATACTCCGTGGCTTTAGGACCAGTAAATTTGTCAACCAAACCAGTAAATCCTCTAATACCCATACCAATTAATCCACCACCTTTAATATAATCTCCTATTCCTCCAAATACATTACCTACTTTGTCGCCAAAACTCATAGGTGAATAAGTGGGAACTCTACTACCAAAAAATTGACCATAGTCTAGATTATTTTGATTTGTAATTGTATTTTGTCTTGTTGAAATTTTATCTAATGCATTTCGAAAACCTGGATCTACTTTATTATCTTCACCTTTATTGCTACCAGTACTAGATCCTGCACCATAACCTGAACCCGACATAGTATTTGCATCTGTTCTACCTCTATAACCTGGTCGTGAACCATCTAAAGTTTTAGCAACTCTTTGACCAAGAGCATACATCTGTCTAGCTTGTTGTAAATTTGTAATAGCCACTATCTTCTTCCTCCAGCTTGTATATCTAATCTAAAAGTTCCTAACTTCCAACTAGTATCTACAGCAGTATTAGATATTGTAAGAGCTATAGCTCTTGCTCTAGCTCGTGTGTCTACTTTCGTTGTGCTAGACGATATAGTAAAAGGACCTAATGATGAACTAGCTGCAGTGTCACTAGGATAATTTCTTAAATCTAATTGTATAATAGTGTTTCCTGCTTGATTAATAAAATCAGGTATAATTCTACTAACTCTCATAATATTTTCACCATCACCCCTAAGATCAGCCATGTTTGTTGCAGCTCCTCTAATTACTTTTTGTGTAATATCATAATCACCAGAAGTAATATTAGCTGGAATAGCTGTTGTAATTCCTAGTCTTACTTGATTAACTCCTGTCTCATGTTCGTAGTAATATGAAATTCCTTCAGTGTTACCAACTACATCAAAAGAAGTATCTGTTCCTGCATCGTATTGAGTTGCATGAGGTAATCCAAATACCGCAGAATCAACCCATGTAGTTCTAATAAACAAAGAACTTGCATTAACAAACCATATAGGTCTTTTAGCGGTAGAATCTAAATAACTATAAGTAACTGATTGAGTGTTTACATTAGAGTTAGCTTCTGGGTAAAACCAAGTAACCTCACCAAACAAGTTATTAATTCCTGCATAAACCATTTGATTAGATGTTGTATTTAAATTGTCATAAACATAATCTTCAACTAAACAGTCCATAGATTCTAGTTTACCGGTGTATCTAAAAAAACCATTATCAGACATCCAATAAGCAGCACCATCAACTTCAACTGCTGCATTCTTACCAATCAATCCACAGTTAGTACCAACTTGTTCAAAAGCAAATGTAAATGGTTGACCTACAAATCTCATAGTAAATAAAGCTGTGTCTGTCCAAACATAGATTGCATTTCTACCAAGTGTTGCACCCATGATCCGTGATCCAGCGGCCAGTCTTTGTGTACCAGCACTATTCTCAGCTGTAGGTGTATAAGTATTAATATCTTCTTGAGACGAAAATCTTATAAACATATCGTCTTGTGTAGCCTTATCACCTATTGTTGTCTCTGTTCCAAAAAACACTAAGTGACGATCGGGAGTAGAAACTAACATATCTCTAGACGCAGTTGGTGCACCTGATATAATAGTTGCTCTTGTGGTTACAGCGTTAGTTAAATCTGAATTCCATTCAAAACATTCACCATTAAATATTAAAGCAATAGCAGTGCTACCTAAATTATCTAAAGACCACATACCGGGCTCTGCAACTTTATCTGTGTTAGATGCTGCTGATCCCCATCCAGAAAAACCACTGTGATTAGTAACAGTTGCGCTAGTGCTGTGAGCAGCTCTGGTTGTTCCTCTAACGGCTCTAGTAATTCCAGTAAAACTTGTAGCAGTAATTCCTGTGTAAGATATTTCTTCAGTTCCTACTTGTATAATATTTGTTCCTGAACTTGGAAACCCTGTCGTGCTGGCCACATTAATTGTAGTTCCGGTTCCTCCGGTTCCAGCAGCATCATTATTTAATAATCCATTTAGTGTTGTTGTTTGTGGGTTTGTAGTTGTACCACCCCACTGAGATATACCATAACCAAAAACACCCACTTGGTCTGGTGGTCCTACGTGATAGTATTGAAAATAAGTTATGCCTCCGGAAGTAGTTGCTCCTGCTCCTCCTTCATTACTAGGCATTGTAATAGTTAATGTTGTTGCAGTTGCAACACTTGTTACCATAAATTTTTTATCACAAAAATCTGCAGCACCAAAATTAGAACCTGTAATTGCACTAAATGTAGAAGTATCTCCAAACAAAATTATATCACCAGTCTCAAAATTATGTGAACTGCTAAATGTAAGTGTTACAGTTGGTGATCCGTTAGTCGTGCTAAACGCACTAGTAATAGCTGTACCTGATGGATTAGTTAAAGGATGAATATCATAATATACATCCCCTGTGTAGGCATACAAAATTCTATTAGTTCCTATAATAGAATACTTAATACCTTCTTTATTAACCATGTGATGCAAACCTCTAGCTGCACCTGTTAATTTACTGTCTCCTAATTGAGACCAACCACCTATTTTTTCAGGTGTACCATATCTAAAACGTACGTTTTCTCCACCAGTCCACTGTGACTCAGCGCCGGTAGATGTAACTTGTTTGTTAAATCCGGGTAAAAAACCTAATTTTTGTAGCATAATATACGCTTATATAATCTTTTAAAATATTTAATAGTACTATATTATAGTCTAAAGCAGAGATCAACTCCAATAGATATACCTTTTTAGCTATTTTTTATTTTGATATTGTTATATTCCAATCTAATTTAAATATTAAATCTTGTAGATAAACTTTTTTAAGTTTGTTATTTTTTAAATAAGCATGTAATTCTTCTAGATCTACAACAATCCATTTATCTTTAGTTTCAAATACCATTTTATCTGCTTCAGAATTAAATGAACTATATTTACCTAACTCACCTTCTTTAGTTTTTTGTAAAGGTCTAGTATCAAATTTATAAAAACCATTGTGACCTTTTATAATACCAGCTACATCCCAAGATTTTTTTTGAGATGGGTATTCTATGTTTTCTAAATTATCTTTAAATAATTTTAACATAAATACTTTTTATAATATTAAATCTGAATTAAATGAAATTACTATTTTATCTTCATTACTTAAATTTGCTAATGACTCATGTTTTAAAAAACTTGGAAAGCTTATTATATCTCCTTCCGATACATCAAAATTAATAACGTTGTTATCTAAATCATATATTTTAGTTTTTAATTTACCGGGTAGATTAATATAAAAAACACTACTAAAATGACATCCACCATGCAAATGAGGTTTATGAAAATCATTTTGTTTATAAAATTGAAACCATACATTTTTTATTTCTAGTTTATTTATGTTAAACTTTTTACAACAATATAAAGCAAAGTCTGGAAAAACATTATTTATTACATAATCTAAATATTCTCTTTTTGTAGATTTGGTAGTGTTCCAATCAGTATGACTTATGCTTTGTGCTTTATCCTTATAAGAATTAATAGGTAATTTTTTAATTAAATTAATGATGTTATTTTTATGTTTTAAAAAATTTGGAACTGTATATTTATGTAAATAATTCACTATTCTATTAATATGTTAAAAGCAATAGAAACTCTATCTTTTGTTTTATTTAAATTAGGTTTTACTCCATGAGCCAGACAACCAGGAAAAATAAATAAATCGTTTTCTTCTACATTCATTAATATCTTAGAGGCTGTGTATGGTGTAAATGTTTTTTTACAATTAGCCCATGAGATATCTATAGTGTTAAATGGGTTTTCAAAAAATATCTCTCCACAATTTTCAGGAGTTTTTACATAATAGACACAAGAAATTTGTGCGCCGCCATGTGTGTGCACTTCATTATAATCTTTATAACTATTTATGTTTGCCCACATAGAACCCATTTTAGCAATACCACATAAAGACATAGTGTTCATATATTCTAATAGATGTGGTTTTATTTGTTCTTGTAATTCTACAAAGTCGTCTTTCTTTAATGAAGGAGTAACTGTGCCAGAGGAAGAAAAAATAACAGCATCTATATCGTTTGATTGCCAACCCATATCTTTAGGATTACTAATATTTCTACCACTGTCTTTCTTTTTTAAATTTCTTAAATATTTTACTATATTATCAACATTTAAATTTAATTTAGTTTTATAAAGACCTACAGAAAATAAATTATGATTCACTTTTATTTAAATTGTTTTCCAGTTACCCAACAAACCAAAGAATTTCTTTCTCCCTTTGTTACTGGTTTAACTTCATGTAACATATAAGATGGAAATAAAATTAAGTCCCCTTGTCCTTGTTTCATTTTTTCTCCTTTATCACCTTCATAGATATATAGTTCGCCACCTTCATATTCTTTAGGATCAGTTAATTGTATACTTAAAGATAATTTTCTTACAATCATGTTCTGAGATCTGTCAATATGTTTTCCATATTTATCTCCAGGAGCTTTATAATTTGTAAATTGAAAACCTTCGTTTAATCCAAAAATATCAAACTTAAAAAATCTATTATTAAGATTTAAAACAATATCAGTTACTTTTCTAAAAACCCAATCTAAATCATCGTTTGCATATAACCAACAAATTTTACTTGATCTAATATTATCTACTTTATTTTTTCTAGTCATGCCTTGCATTAAACCTTTAGCATGCGCAATCTTAATTATTTTATCACACTCTTCTTTAGTAAAAACTTTTTGCCAATAAGCAAAACTACATACTTCATCTAAGTAAAGATTCCAAGATGGGTTGTTAATAGGTTCTTTCATTGTGTCTCCGATTTATTATTTATATTAAAATTATACGCTATAGTTATTCTAGTTTTATTAGAATTTTCTTTTTCTACACAGTGTTCTAAAGAAGATGGAAACACTATTATACTTCCTGGAATAGGTTTGTAATAATATCTTTCATCAAAAATTTTGTTATTATCGCTTTTTATATCATTACTTCTATTAGCAAATGGTCGCTTAAACCATAACTTAGCATTTTCGTTTTGATCTGATTTTAAAAAATAGATAGCAGATAAAGTATGTGCTACGTGATTATGATATTCTTGAAAATTATTTTTATCATAAACATTAAACCAACCACTCATACAATTAAAATTATAATTAATATGTAATTTATTAATATAGTTTGATATAGAGTTCATTACAAAATCATTTATTGTTTTAAATTCATCATCTTTCAATACACTATATTTGTTTATTGTTGTGTATGTATCTTTTGATACCCAGTTTTGACCACCACTTTTAATTTCTTTCTTTAATTTCATAACATAACTTACTAAATTTTTTTCAATTTTACCATGGTCATTAAAAAAATCTTGTGCTACCACACTAGGGAATAGGTAATTAAAATTCATAGTATTTTAATCAAAGCTTGTCTTTCTCCAAACATTTCATATTTATAGTTAATTTTGTTTTCTTCTACAAATTCTTGCCATGCTTTAAATTCTCCATGTTTCCAACCTACATAACTTAAATATTCATCAAATAATATTAAGGTGCCAGGATTTAATTTTTTTGAAGTTAGTATGTTTAAAACTTGTTTAGTTGATTCATAAGTATCACAATCCATATGTACAAAACATATTTCACTTTTATTTAATTTTAAAAAATTTGGTAAACTATCTTTAAACCAACCTTTAATTAATTTTACATTTTTATTAACTAAAGGTTTTTTTCCTTGTAAAGAATAATTTCCTTTAGCAAAGTAACCACCTTTCCAATCTTCTTGAAAACCTTCAAAAGAATCAAAACCAAACCAAGTTTTATTTTGATATCTTTCAGAAAAATAATTTATGCTTTTTCCTTGATAAACTCCAAACTCCATACATAAACCATTTATTTTTGAATGTTTTATTTTTTCAAGAGCTATATCCCACCAACCAAAATCTGTTACAATAACATCTTTTAAATATTTTTTTATGTAATCTGCAGATTCTTGTGCAGCTTCTTCATATAAAAAATCATAGGCATCTTTGTAAATAAATAATCTCTTTCTCATATAATATATATTTTATTTATACCACCCTACTAACATAAATCTATTGTTTTTTTTAATTTGTTTTACCTCGTGATACATAACACCATTACTAAAAATCACTATTCTACCCTGTTTAGGTTTAACGGTAATGTCCTCAATAACAGTTTCTCCCCCTTCAAAATCATCGTTTAAATACAATAAAAAAGAAAATTTATCTCCATTATCAATATGCATTTTCATATAAGAATCTATTGGCCACATAACTATTTCACAATTATCTGGTTTTAAAAAATTATGAAATCTAAATTTATTATTTATTCTTTCTAAAATATTTTCTGGTTTAATTTTTACAGTAAATGTATTTCTGTATTTTAAAACTGGTGACTGTTTAAATTTTTCAATAAACTCACTACATTCTTCTTTAGATAAGAAATTATCTATACGAATAAAAGTTTTACTCATTACTATCTTTCTTTATTTATTTAATAAATTATCTTAATTCTGAAATATCTACTAAATCCCAAGTTTGGTTTTCGTCATTCCAATGATATCTTAGATCATTATCAAATTGTTCTTGTGTTAATTCTGGTTTTGCAACAGGTGCTTCCCACTGGCATGTTGTTTCATTTAATGTCCAAGATGAATAATTTTGCGGAGCAATAAAAGCATCTTTTGCTTCATCATACGTATAACCTAGACCAGCAAAATTTTTTCTAAAAGGTGTTCCTCCTAATAAATGAACTCCACCGTGAGTGTTATAAGAAGTTTGTTTCCACACATCACTTGTGCCATAAATATTATTTAAAAAATCTACACCAGCTTGTTCAGTTGATGCAACATCATTACTTACTACTTCAACTGTTTCAACTATATTTCCTTCATTTAATTTTGCAAAATGTGCCATAGTATTTTAGGAAGTATAAGTTCCACTCCCTGTAAATTTTATTACTGTAAAATCACCATCTTCTGTAACTGTTGGAGAACCAGATGTTGTAGCAGTGTAATCTGATGTAGGTACTCTTAAAATAACTACGCCAGAACCTCCTGTTCCTATTCCACTTGCTCCACCTCCAGTATTTGTTGCTCCATTAGCATTTCTACCCCCAGATGGATATTGATTTGACTCACCGCCAACAGCGTAAGTTACACTAGAACCTGTTATAGAAACTGCTAAACCTGGACCATTTGCTGTATCTCGTCCGCCTGCTCCCGCAGCTCCTCCACCAGCTCCGCCGTATGGGTTTCCACTGAATCCTACACTGCCTGGATATCCTTCATTTGCTGTTCCAGCTCCGCCTGATCCACTTGAGTACCAGCCGCCACCGCCTGAGCCGCCTCCGCCTCCAGGTCGATTGTCTCCATCTGAACCTTCACCGCCGCCTGATGTTGATACAGTTGATACGTCTGGTCCTGATAATGAACTTGTAGCTCCTTGAGAATGTCCGCTTCCGCCTGCACCAACAGTAGCTGTGTATTGTGCGCCTGCTGTAAGAGTTAATTGACCTTGTGCTGATGCTCCACCACCTGAAGTTGATCCAAATGATGTTCTTAAGCCGCCTGCTCCCGAGCCGGCTTCTCTACTTGCTCCTTGACCTGATTCATTACCACCTCCTCCTGCTACGACTAAAAAATCAGCCGTTCCAATAAAAGGAACTGAACCTCCTGAACCAAATCCTAAAACTTGATATCCAAACATATTCTATTCTCCTTATGCGTCGTTAGCAGCGTCAGTAGTAAAGAAT